GCCCTCGCCTGTCTCGCGGCTGTCGATGACCTCGTACACATCGTTCCACACGGCCTGCTCGAAGTCGGTGTGTGCACAGATGAATATCTTGGCATTGTTGTTTTCCACAGGCTCCCACAATGCCTCATGTTGTTTCAGCCATGCCGACTGCCTTTGCAAGTCGCCCTGGTGCCATGAGCCGCCGCCGTAGTGCTCGATGAAGAGCCGAATATCTACGTGCAAGCCAACAAGCCGTGGGCGCATCCGCAGTACGTCGTCCAGCAGACAGGCACCAGTATCAAACCAGTTACCGCGCAGGTTGGCATCTGCCTTCAGTCCCCAGCAGCGGTCGGGGTCAAAGTACCGTGCGCCCTCCTTTGTCAGTTTCGGCACGTTCATATAGCAGAGCATGGGCAGGATGCGCGGCACCTTGAAGCGGTTGCCGTTCTGGTTGCGCTGCACATAGCCGCAGAACGAGTACTGCTCTTTCCATAGCTCCGTGATGTCGCGCTTCACGAGAGTGTCGCTCTCCACCAGAATAAAGCCGTCGGGCAGCAGCTCCCACAACTTCTGCACGGTCATGATGTGCTTCGCACTGCCCCACACCGATGACTTATACACACCCAGCTGCGGGTTGCGGTCGGGATAGAGCGACAGGAACTGCTCGAAGTCGATGACCTGCCCCTTCGTGTTGTCTATCACCTTCACGCCCTTCATCTTCAGCCGGAAGGGTCGCGCCTTGATGATGGTGTCCTCCTTTGGGTCGTTGCCGTTGGTGCCTGCCGGGGTGGTGATGTCTGCCGAGTTGTCGAACACCACCACGGGCCACTGGCAACCCTGCTTCCTGATTGACAGGATGCAGGCCTCCGTGAGTTCGGGCGTGTTGAAGTGGATGATGGCTATTGTCTGTTTCATACGCTATTCGCATGTTTTAATATTTGGGGTTTACTGCGTGGCGCACACGGCGTTCACGCTCTTTTCTCGCTCTTTGCACTTCGCGCTCCAGAGCGTCGATTTCCTCTTTGGTTGGGTTGGGTGTCATATTCTTGTCTGTTTGGAAAACTTGGTCTATCTTCTCGGCAAAGAATGACTATATTCTTTTCGGAGAATAACTATGTTCTTGTCGGAGAACAACTATATTCTTGCCAGAGAATCCCTATATTCTTGTCAGGGAATCCCTATATTCTTGTCAGAGAAACCCTACTAACTTTCCTCGCCCTCTTTTGGCGGTTCGCCTACGGTGTAGTTGCCGGGCTTCAGCTGGGTGCTCGCGTCGCTCTTGGCGATGAGTGCCTTCAGCGTCATCAGGTTGGCACTTGCCATCGGCTCGTCGCCGTTCTCCACGGCAGGCATGTCGAAGTCGCGGCGTGCCTCGTTCACGGTGCAGAGTCCCGACTGCATCTTCAGTTGTGCCACCTTCGCGCGGCGTTCGGGGTCCATCACCATCAGCGGGTCTTCGCAGATGTGGATGTCGCGGGTGCCGTAGTCCTTGAAGCCGATGAGCTTTCGCGCAATCTCCTTTTCGTTGCGGTTCTTCAGCGGCAGGATGGTACGGGTGTGAAACTCCATCGTCGCGTTCTGGTAGTCGTTGTAGTGGCTGTTGGTGTCGAGCATCAGCAGCGGACGCGGTACGCCCCAATAGCGGGCCACGTCGTCGTAGGTGATGCCCAGTTGCTCCAGCATCTGCATGTCCTGTGCGGTCATGCTCAGGTTCTGGAACGACTCAAGGCCGTGCATCGACACGATGTCATGACCCGAGTAGAACTTCTTCTGCATCTCCTGAGCGGTCTTCTGTACCTCGCTCTGATTCAGCAGTCCGTAGGCGAGTGTGCCCACGCCCTGCTGCGGTTGCTTCTCGCTGATGATACCCTTGATGCGACCGCCCTTTGCCGCCGTATCGAGAGCCTGCGAGCGCAGGGTGCGGTTGAGCGTCAGAGCCTCGAAAGCATAGAGCAATGTCGATTTGCCCCATCCGTTCGGGTAGCGGAAGTTGTTCGGAAAATGCAGCACGTCGCTGGTGGGCACGTTCACCTCTGTCTTGTAGCCGCGATCCGTGAGATATACGATGCTGGCATAGGTGGCGGTGTTGATGTTGTAACCGCAACTCTTCACGAGCCACAGGTGCAACGGGAAACCGAACTCGTCGCGCTCGATATACACGAAGCCGTTGCCCGTCAGTGTGCGGTTCAGTTCTACGAGGTTCCACAGGTCGGGAGCCGACATGATGGGGTTCGCTTCCTCCTGCAACAGATAGTTGATGCGCTTACCCAGTCCGCGCATGTCCTGTACGAAGTTGTCGCGCTCAAAGTCCTTCTTGCGGTACTGTACCGGCATCACGCTCATCGTGTCGCCACGCAGCGTCACGGCACGATAGACCGCCGACACGGAGCAAGCCGCCTCTGGGGTTCGCGTCGCCACGATGCGCTCCATGTAGTCGCCGCCCTCCACCGGCTGATTGCTCGGGTGGTTCGGGTCGGTCGTCACGGGAACACCTGGCACACTCGCGTCGCGCTGCCGGATAGGTATCATTCCCGTCGGTGCAAATAGATTAAAAATTCCCATATCTTTTTCGTTATTTTACTTTTCGTCGTTTTTCTCCCATCACACCACTTCCGTTGCCGTGATCTGAACAGTGTTATCCTGCTGGTCGGCATGAAGGCTTTGTATCTGATAGGTCACGCCATCGTACAGCAGCCGCGAGTCGCGCGTGACGATAGCGTTGTAGCGCATTCGCACCATGATGGTGTCGTAGGCATCCAGCGCACCTTCTCGCAGTGCCTTCACACCCTTCGACCAGGTGACATCTGCCCACACGCACGACTTCACCTCGTATTGCGTGGTTTCTCCGAACTCGCCCTGCGTGGGCAGCACCTTGTTCAGAATCATGATGCGATGCTTGAGCATTCCAGTTGAATATGCCATGTCGTCGTCGTTTATTGTTCAGCGTTTTCCGTGCTCGGGTTTACCAGTGCTTGCACTTCAGCGGACAAGGCGTCGGTCTGCTCCTTCATTGCCTTCAGGATGATGGGCGACGGGTTAGAGAACTGGGCAAAGCGGGCGTAGGCTTCACCGATACGCTTGCTCACGTCGTCGGCACCGTCTGGTTTGAAGAATACTAACAACGTCGTCTGCTCGGCGAGCTGCGCGAGGATGGCGTTGCGCTGGTCGTTGGAGAATGTGCCTGCAAGCCGCATGTAAGGCTTCAGCAACAGGTCGAAACTGTACGGCACAATGGAGAGGTTCATCGTGTCGGCAGGTGAACGGTGCTGATAGCTCATATCTACCAACATCAGCGTTGCCTGACGGATGGGCTCTGGAACTGGCTGGTCGGCGGTGCCGAAAGTTCCTACGATGTCTTCATAGTCTCGGTCGAGCAGCTTCATGATGGTCTTCTCGGCTGCGGCTCCGTAGAGCTCCAGCACGCCATCCTCGCCGTCGCAGCAAATGCGCGAATGCTCCTTGATGTACTGTAGGGTGGTCCATATCATCGGCCACCTCCTTCAGCACCTGCGCTGCCGTTTGTTGTTACTTGTTTCATTGCTGTCTTTGTTGTTGCTTCTGCTATTCCGGCGAATTATTGCTGTGGGTTTACTTTCAAAAATGTTTGAAAATTCTTGCAAGTTTTGCAAAAAGTTGCTACCTTTGCACCAGAAGGATAGGCGGACTGATCCCCCGCTGACAAGGGCAAGTGTAACACCCTTCCTTCATTTTCAAGTGTTACACGTTATTTAAGTTACACAAACAATATGGAACAACCCAGATTTTCGGTTGTCGCCAACGGCGTCACAACCTACTACTCCAACCAGGAGCAGATTGTCGAGAACCTCGACCGCGTGTCACGGCAAATCAAACTCGGCCAAATGAACGCTCAGGAAATCCACCTCGACTACAAGTCGATGTCCTTCTTTGAGTTCTTCGAGAGCCGCACTGCCGACCGCGTCATGAAACACACCACGCGCCTGCGCTTCGTCTCAACACTGAACCTACTCCGCAACGAGGCTCCCTACCTCGAGCATTTCGAAGACCTCACCCCGGAGAAGCTCTGTCGCTTCGATGAGTACCTTCGCCGCCGCAAGGCCCACGGCTCGCACCTGATGGCCGACACCTCTATCGCAAAGATTCACAACACCATCAAGACCATCATCCGCGAGGCCATCGTGCGGAAGATCATCGCAGCCAATCCGTATGAGTGCCTGCACATCGTCAAAGGTCGCTGCAAGGAGCGCGTCTTCCTCACCCGTGAAGAGCTCGACCGCTTCATCGCCTACCAGCCGGAGAGCCAGGAACGTCAAGAGGTGAAGGACTGCTTCCTTGTGAGCTGCTACACCGGCCTCGCCTACGTTGATCTGTTTAATGTCGACTTCACGAAGCGTCGTCAGGTGCAAGGGCACTGGCTCGTCTACAACCATCGCCAGAAGACTAACGAGCGCAACACCATCGTCCTGCTGCCGATCGTGCTCGACATCCTGCGAAAGTACGACTTCAAGTTGCCGCATCGCAGCAACGTAGGCTACAACCGCCAGCTCGCCCTGCTCTGCAAGGAAATGGAACTCGGCAAGAAGCTCACCACACACTGCGCCCGCCACACCTTCGCCACCACCGTCTGTCTCGGCTCCGGCATCCCGATTCAAGTTGTGCAGCGCATGCTCGGTCACAGCAACATCCACACCACAGAGATTTATACCCACATGACGGAGACAGACCTGATAGGTGGCTACGACATGATTAAGTGACAAAACCAAAAGGGGCCGCCTCCATCACGGAAGCAGCCCCTTTTTTCGTGCTGTAGCCTATTATTAGTTACTCTGAAACTATTTGCCGAACTCTATCATGCCCGCTACGGTGGCAGCGATTAACGACATAACAAGTTTATGCGGATGTTTATCCGCAGCCATTATTATTTGGTCGATTTTCCTATATTCGACGCCCCAGTATTCACACTCGGCAATAATGCCAGTTTCCATTTCGCCGCCCCCATACACCCAACTATTTAACATCACAATAATGCGAGCATTCGGATTCCATGTCTGCAAATAATTGATGATATAGTCAAAGGCGGGTATTGTAGATTGCAAGTCGGTTGAAGTCCAACCGCTTCTTACGGCAGTTCCTACGGGAGAGCCTGCCCAAGCATCATTAGTTCCAGCATAAATGAGTATGATGTCGGGTTTATCGTTTAAAACATTCCCTTGACCCAAATTTTGTTCCGCAGTGTAGACAAGCGACTTTTGGCTATAGTCTGCTCCATTATAACCAGTTGTGCAAATAGTCGCTCCACCAAATGCAGCATTTTTCAGTAAAGAACATCCAGTCATCTCGCACAACTGCCAAAACCAAGTATCTTGCACTTTTGTCACGTCTTCATACGGGTATTGAGTTAGATACCCTTGCGGTATCCAATTTTCAAAAGTGCTATAACTATCGCCAAGGATTGCGAAGCGTAGATGCTTTTGCTTATTCTTTATAGTATCCCAATCGCATTGGTAGATAGTAGGGATAGCCCTCGTTGTATTATCTGCCGTTATTACGACATACTGACAGTCTGAAGGTATAGGAAGCCATGCCGTTGTATCATATAAGCCAGTCCCCTCACAAAATGGGATTGTTTTGTCATATCCGAAATCGTCCTTGTTAGTAATAAAGGATATTGATGTGACTGGTGCGTTATCATTGGGAGCAAGACGTATTGCCTTTTCTCTATCAAAGATTTCCACTGGAATAATTGTTCCACGCGCATTACTTGTCGTATTTGTTGCAGTTGCTGCAAAAGCATTATGCATCGAATTAACAACAATCATACTTCCTCCATAAAATTTTGTTACAACTACTTCCTTTTCGGGATTTTCGGCATTTTGAACAACATCGGCAAAAGACAAATCGTCTTGCGTTGTTTCTTCTTCATAGACAACTTCCACATTTGTAAATATGTATTTGTTGCCAGCACCGCGAAGATTTGCCGTTTCCGTTGCATTATATGCGTAATACTCTAACAAAGTAGACATTCCGCCAGCCGTGCATTTCCCCCATTCTGCTTTATTGAATACTAAATATCCTCCAGCAGGGACTTCGTGACCAGTTAGGTCTATATAACTTTCGCCCGCATTTTTTGTCACCGAAAAGTTTGAGTTTTTGGTCTTATCAGCGTTATATACGCCGAAGCCTACGGAAACGGCATTATCAATATCAGCACCAAGTTGCGTTGTGTTAAATATTACCTTTTTAAGAATCGCCTTACTATTGGATGGTGCTTGAAAAATACATGGCGCATAACGGAGGCTTGACGTATAATCCATTTCGTGATTGCCATAACGCTTCTCATTTGACACTTTTGCACCTGCCCACTCCTTGAAATCGGGTGAGATACTTATCAATGGCAATTCCGCTGCAGGCGTTTTCCTGTCTCCCACAATATAGCAGTCAAAGTTCCCCTGCCCAGCCGCGTTCATGCTATTATCAGAACTGACAAGTATATGCTCACCAGCCGCAGGAGTACCCAACTGCGACAACTTGTTTAGATTACATCTTTTAGGCTTCGCTGCCCCACCAACTATTTGTCCCATATCTTATCTCGTTTAATCGTTAAATTTCATTTTCTTATTGCATAGATGCACAATGGGTGCTTGTATGAGAATACCCATCCAACTTGCGAGAATACAAATCAGCGCAAGGAATGTGCCATCGGCTTCTGATATATCAAATGCCTTTTTTACCGTAGGCAATGTTTCATAGGCGTACATCACAATGCTCACGATGCAACCTAAAAGCATTATCAAAAGAACTATCATATCTTATATTTCTTTTAGTTGACCACAAACTAATAAACCCTAATTAATAGTAGAAACCGCCTTCAATCTCGTTAAGGAGAGCCTGAGCTGCATCAGCACCACACACGTCGGTGTCGCCGTAGGTGGTTGTTTTGTCGATTCCGTGGATGATCGTCAGACTTGACGCATCACCCGTCACACCAGTGTCGCCCTTGGGCCCCTGGGGGCCTGGCACGCCCTGGATGCCCTGAATACCCTGCGGGCCTTGCGGTCCGGTCTCACCCGTGTCACCCTTGTCGCCTTTTTCGCCTTGCGGACCTGCAGGGCCTGTTGCTCCAGTTGCACCTGTCGCCCCGGTGTCGCCCGTGTCCCCTTTCGGGCCTTGTGGCCCTGCGGGTCCCTGCTCGCCAGTTGCGCCAGTGTCGCCCTTCGGGCCTGCCGGACCAGTTGCGCCTGTATCACCCTTTGGGCCTTGCGGACCTGCAGGGCCGGTTTCTCCTTTCAAGTTCTCGAAGCTGAACGTCATTTTATTGCCGCTGACCGATGCTGTGCCGGAAGGAGTTCCAGTGCCATTGCCGACGCTCACTTCGACGGTGTTAATGCTCGGCTGCTTCCCTGCGAGGGCCGCGTTAAGTTCTTGTGCTGTCGGCAGTGCATTGAGTTTCGTCACCAGCGCGGCGGTCATGCCCGATTGGATGGCGGCCCACTGATCAGCCGTGAACGGCGTCGACTCCACCTTGTATTCAAACAACCACTGCTGAGTGCTGGCGTTGTACTTGTATCGGTCGTAGTACTCATTGCCCAGCGCATCCTTCTCGATGACGAATCCGTAGTCGTTGTTGGTCGGATTCTGAACGGCCTGAAGCTCTGACAGCGAGTTGAAGGTACCGACGAAGTTGGCCGTACCTGAAGCAACCTTTCCGTCGACGTAGCTCTTGTCGGCCAGTTGGTTCTGCGCTGATGCTGCCGACGGGATGACGGCCTCAATGGTGTTGATGGCGTTCTGAATGGGCGTGAGCGCGGCAGGTTGCACGGCTGTGTCAGCATTCTCGAGCGACGCCTGGACGGCACTCGCCAAGTCCGTCTTCGGTATGCCGTTTGCTGGCTTCTGATAGAACACGCTCGTGTCGATACTCTTGCCGATTTGCTTCCACGCGTTCGGTGTGACCGATGTGTCTACAATCCAAGCATCGACACAGTTGGCATCGACGGTGCTCTGAATGAAATACACCTTGTTGAGGGTGTTGTAGGAAATAGCCGGTAATCCGGCAACAAACTCCCATCCGAGCTTCCCGTCAGATAGACGTGACACGTCTCTCATCAGCGCATCGATGCTGCCCTTGTAGTAGTCGGTGAAGTCATTCTTAGAAAGGTCATATCCCGTGCGCTTGCTCACCTTGCTGTTCTGCAAATCGTTGATCTGCATCTGCATAAGATTTGACCATTGGCCGGTAAGCGGCAGCGACGAACCTGCACGCATGACCACTACGCCATCGTGGAGATAGCATTGAACGTAGACGGTCGCCCCGTCCTCAATCTCCGTCGCACACAGCAGGATGCCCGACACCTTGCCGTTGTCATCGGCGACGTAGAACACGCCCGTGGCATCCAGTGTGTCGAGCGCACTTGATGCTATCACGCCAGGAGCCTGGTTCAGTATTTCCTGCACCTGCGTGCCTGTCTGTTGAAGTTGGTAATCCATATATCTTTCTATTTTTTCAGTACCATGAGATATTCGTTTTCAGCAGTCACAAGGTTGCGGCCTTGCGAGTCAACGAGGTAGCTGTAAAGTTCGGCCACGTCGCTGTCGTCGGTGAACTCGTAGCTGACGGTGTTAGTGGTCGGCGTGGTGGCCGGACAGCAGATGAACTTCGGCAGCGGGTCGCTGACGACGAAGCAGAGATACTGGCGATCAACAACCGTGCGCAGCCCGTCGGGATAGTCGCCATCGGGCACATAGTAGGTGCATTTGGCGGTGATGTGCCCGAACATCTCGCTGGTGTCAAAGACGAAGAACCACTCGTCGCTGTCGTTCGAGAACATCTGGTCTTTCTTGATGGTCATCGACTGCCCGGCGAGTCCCCACGACAATTTCACCTCGAAATCATCGTCGTTCATCGAGAATCCTTCGCGGGTGATGGTGATGTGGCACTTCTGCTCGCCTCCCTGTTGTACTATCTTCTTTTCATTCATGATGCTTTTGCTTTTACTATTCGCCCATATTGCCGACTCGGGTTTACTACTTCACGTGCAGCACCTGCCGCCGGTTTTTGCTCTCCGAGTACGACACGTGAATCCACGAATAGCCGTGCTCGTCGATGAGCTGGTCGAAGGGTAACTTCAGCTGCACGATGAACTTGAACAGCTGCTCGTTCTCCCAGCGGCGGTTGCTCAGCGTGCGGATGTCAGCCGCCTCGCCCTTGGTGTGCTGCGAGCGGGCCACGCCGCCAACGGCCCTGTTCAGCTTCGGACAGCGGTAGCCGCTATTCACGACGATAGGCCGTCCCCACGCCTCGCGCAAGGGGTCGAGCACATTCGCCACGAGGGCCGTCAGCGCAGCCGCCGCCTTCTGGTCGGGCGTGTTGTCGATTCTCTTGCGCTGCGCGGTGTTCGAGATGGTGAGTTCCTGAATCGTAAAGTACTTCATTCCTCGCCGCCACCTCCTTCCTCGCCTCCCTTGTCGATGGAGACCGACGTTTCGCCCTTCTGGAACTTCACCCGCATGCCGAGTTCAACGGCACGGAATCCGTAGAGAAGGGTCGGGAACAATAGCAACTCGCCGACGGCTGTCAAAACGGAGCCGTCAATGACTCCCATAGGTGGGACAAAGAAGCCGCCGATGATGAGTCCCACCGACACGAAAAAGCAGATGGCAAATGTGAGACGCGAGAGCCAGAAGGTCCGCGTGCCGTCGCTCTTCGTTGTGATATTGTCTAATCTCATGATTGTTGATGTTTAGAACGTCCTTCTAAACATCGCCCGGTTCGTGGGCATGGGTTTACTCTGAAAGATAAAAACAGGCGAAGGTGAGTAGTGCCTTCGCCTGAAAAATAAATCGATTATGTTTATAAGGAGGCCGGCCCTTCACGGGCCGGAGCATGCTGCCTCGCGGCAGGATGGTTTTATCTTTGCACGTCGAGCATCTCGTCGGTGTAGAAGTGCATCTCCGTCACCTCGGGGTGCTCCTTGCGGAAATCGCAGAACGTCTTCGCACAGGCGTGCATCAGTTCCGTGCCGCCGTCCTTCTTGGCTTCGTCGCGGCCCATGATGGCGTTGTAGATGATGTTGTCGTCGGTCGCCCGGAACTTCACGCAGCGGCGGTTCTCGGGTTCAGGTTCCTCGACGTAGACATCGCCGAAGTAGCTGGCCGACGTGTCCTCGATGTCTTCCTGCTCAGTGAGCTCGCGTTCAGGATTGCGCACCTGGTAGATGTAGTTCTCATACTTGGCCAGGTCGATGCCGTTCATGCCGTTGTTGGTAGTGGTGCCGTTTCTGCTGTCGAAATCGCGGCTGTCCCACATCAGCATGAGCCGATGGTTCACGTCGTCGACGTTTTCGTGCAGAGTGTTGTAGTAGTCATAGGCCTGCACGCTGAACGGGCGCACCAGCAGGGCGGCAAAGTAGATGTCGAGCATCTTCCGGCGAGAGTCTACGTGGTAGACTGTCAGCGCGTCCCAATGACCATAGTCTGGGTTACCAAGACGCCAGGCGGCCTTGTCTTCAAGGGCGATGTAGCTGCGGTATTCGGCGGCCTTCGACCTAATCCACGCCATCATCATGACGGCGGGTAACTGCTGCATCGTGCGGGGTTTCCATACTCGGACGGTAATGCCGTCCATTTCTAACTCGTGGACTTTCTGGTAATGACTCAGAATGGTGTCCTTCATCTTGATTTTCTTCATCTCTCTTTAGAAGTTTAATCGTAATGCTTGGATGGTGGCGAACCTGAAAGCCGTCGCCACGTTCGGCTCTGTCTTTCGGGCGCGTTGCCCGTAGGGGTTTACCGTCTTCTGACGGCGCGGACGGCCAGCCATAGTGTCGCGCCCATGAGGGCGACGGTGCCCAATGTCATGCGCACCTGCTGCCACCAGGTCAGCCGTCGCGGCACCTCGCGCACCGTCTCGTAGGCCACGTTCACGGTGTCGGTCTTCGAGCGGTACAAGGTGTCGGTGCGCGTGCGCTCCACGTAGCGCGTCTTCCAGCGGTCGCGGGTGATGTGCACGGTGTCGCCGTCAGTCCATTCGTAGATGTACGTCGAGTCGATGATGTAGATTGAGTCGCGCTGCACCTGCGTCTGCCACAGCGTGTCGGTCGTCTGGTGATCCACGCTCACCACCCGCTCCTTCGTCTTGCACCCCGCCAGCAGCACCACGGCCACCGCGAGGATGATGATGTTGTGTCGTCTCATTTCTCTTCCACTTTTGCCGCGATGCGTGCTATCTGCGCCAGCGCGTTTTCTATTTGCTCCATCTTGTTCTTCTTCTCTCGCATCCCCTGCTCCATGTTGTTCACGGCCATGAGCAGCTCCTTCAGGTAGTTCTTGCTGATCTTCTCCGCCAGCTCTTGGTTCTGAGCCTTCAGTCGCTCAATCTCGTCGGCCTGCTTCAGCACCTTGTTGTGTAGTTCCTCGATGATGGCGTTGTCGTCGGCATCGCCACCCTTGCCCGTGGTGTGCGTCTCGATGAGTTCGCACTTCACCCACTCCGGCGAGCCTGAGATGTAGGCTCGCACGCTTCTCGTGCTGAACGCCACGCCCAGCACCTTTCCTTTCACTCCTTCGGCGGTCGTAATCTGATCGTACATCCGCCAAATCTGCTTTTGAAATTCTTTCTCGGTCATAGTTTTTTGAATGTTTTATTTTACGTTATTAAATTGGAAATGATGTTGTGTCCGATTATATTCCAACCATGCCTTTTTATATTTCTTGTTCAGATAGTTCGACAGGTCAAAGTCTGGACTATTAACATCTTCTTTGCTGACTTGTATCGTCAGGCAGGTTTTCAGTGGATTATCCATAATTCGTTTAATTCGTGGTCGTTTACTCTCCTCCACTCGGGGAGGTCGAGAGGGGGCCGCTTTTTACTTAAACTGCCTTGCTTGTAGTTTCCTTTTGATGGCTTCGGCACGGAGGCGTTCCATGCCCTGCTGGAACTTCGCCACGGCCTTGTCGCGGTATTCGTGCAGGGGGTTGAGGGTGGGCATCATGGTGCCGTCCTTGCGGGGGATGGTGAAGGTGTCCTGATAGCCGGGCTGGTTCATCTGTTCGGTCAGGCGGTCGATGAA